AATGCGTTAAGTTGGTACATTGTTAAGCCAATACGCTTTATTATTATAGATATACCCTATTCTACCATCTTCGTTAAGGACAAATGTTCCGTTCGCCATCATATCATATATTTTGCTAATACTATTAGGTGTTGATATAATACCGCTGGAATTTACACCATCAACTTTTACATCTGATTCAATATTGCTGCAATTATTAACATAAATATGCGTTATATGTTTTAGACCTGATATTGCTATATTATTACAGTTTCCAATGTTTATTCCTTTGGATAATGTTGATACAATAGAATTCATGAATGTACCAAAATTTATTGATGTTAAAGTAAGAGAATTAACAAATATATTGCTATTGCACAAATTAATATTACTTGCGTTTTCGATAGAAGCTTCAACACCGTTTAAAATAAGACCTGAAATGTTAAGTCTATTTACATGTCTTAAAACTGCTTTAACAGGGTTACCGTACAAATTAATAGTCAGATTATTAATATTAATATGCTCCGATGTTTTATCTGTTGTTCCATCTATTAACAATAAAGCGTTATCAACAAGGTCAACTTGATTGTTAAGATAGCAAGTCACATTAGAGATTGATGTGTTTCTTGACTTGCATGCGTAGTTTTTACTTACCTCTAATGTACCTAGTTTAATTGGCGAATATTTATTACCATAGCCAACTAAATTTGATGCGGTACATTCATTACAGGATAATAAAGCAACTAATGCACCAAAACAGTTATAACTTGTGCAATTTGCGTAAGTAATTCTGGATGGAAGTTCGTTAGAATTTTGAGAAAAACCATTAACGCTAAAATTATCATCCATCACAAGATTAGTAATGCAGTTTAAAATTACAATGTCGTGAGAATTACCAGTCACATAAAACCCATCACCCAACGTCTTATATGCAGTGCAACTATTGACTTTAATAAATGATGAATCAGTTACAAACAAAGCATTCACGCATTCAGTACAAAAAACGTTTGAAACGTATACGTTAGTACAATTTAAAAGTTTTATAGCCACAAGGGTACTCTCTCTTAAGGCTATGTACTCATCATACCCGGGCTGTTTGTAAAACGGTCTATCAGCATAATAACCACAGTTTACTCTAATATTTTCAATAGTAATATTATCTCCAGTAAATGTTAAAAAAGCATCGTTTAGAGTTGAAGCTGTAACATTCGTTAGTATTTCACCATTTTTAATATGCCTAATATCTAAAGTAATTTTTTTTGACAACAGGTATTTTTTTCCAACTAAGTCTATATATTTTACACCATCATTAAGCATTTTTATAAAAGCGTCTGTGTCATCGGTAACACCATCACCTACAGCTCCATAAACTATTGGAGTTGTAAACAAGCCTAAAAATTTTTGAATATATTGATACAACTCACCGCTTGTTACCATTTCATCAAGCTTCTTATTAATTTCTTCTTGCACATCGAGTGAACTGAAATAATTATTTACATATTGTTGTAACTGCACATACGCTTTATGCAAATTACTCACATCACCATGTAATGTTTCTACATCTGCCATGGTTTTATTTAAATAGTCAACAACCTTACATAATAGTTCATAATAGCTTAAACTATCATCATACACCAATGGTAGTACTTTTTGACACCAGTACCTAAACGGCTGTAACGTTTGGTAATTCCCCATACTAGGTGTAAAATCCGCTGGCGGATTCGGTGTAATAGTTCTACTTATATTATCGTTCATATCATTGTACTCCTTTCTTACCACACACCCATGAACAAGTCACTAAACTCTTCAATAACTTGCATGTCAATATTTAAAAAAGTTTCCCTAAACTTTAATAGCATACTGCTATAACTTTCAGTACCCTGTTTACCGCTTACATTCTCTATATAATCTTCAAGACTGTTAGTTGTACCAGTATTACTACTTTCACCATTAACAGTAGTTGTATTTGTTCCTGAACTGCTATACTCATTACTACTATTTCCACTGCTATTACCACTAGTGCTACCACTATCAGTAATTTTTCTAGCATTAGTCAAGTAGTTCTCATTTTCCAGTCCAGTAATAGCCCCCTGTGGTGTATCACTATACAAATCTTTTTTTGTATTGCTACTAGTGCCACTGGTAGTACCGCTTTCAGTACCACTGCTAGTTCCACTCTCAGAGTTTTTAGTAGTACTAGTGCTTTGACTAGTTCCGTCATCCTGTTTACTACTATCAATCTTACGATTATGCGTTCTCTTTAAATCCACATCATGCAATGGATTGAATTCAATCAACGCACTCTTATACAACTGATTGTAAAAAGGCATAATCTCTTCAAGTCTGGTATTCATCCATAGTTTCCAGATACCTACTGTTTCACAGCCAATCTCCCTCAGATAATAATGTTTCAATATCTTCTGACAAAGCACACTCCTGTATTCTTCGTCAAAGAAAACAGCCTTGCTAGTAAAAATTTTATTCCAACTTTTACTAACAATATCATCCACATTATCGCACCCGGCGCTTTCACTCAACCCGGCTTTACTCTCACAGATAAACCTAACTTCTGTAGTGTACTTACTCATTTCTTACCACCACGCTTTCCAGCCACCAACAATGCAAGGCTAAACACGCCATACAAAGATCCAATAACAAAGCCACAAAAGAAACTAATCATCATTATCGCCTCCTTTTGTCATACCTTGTCCGTCAGCAACACCGATTTCCTGAAAATCTTCTCTGTAATATACCCTTATATTAGTACCAAACATAGCATTAATCTTATCAACTGCTTCACGCCTAGCCTGCAATCTACTGTACCTACTAGCAATAGTACCGCCCTGAGTTCTTGTGACTTCATCCGTAACCAGTCTTTCTTTCTTCTGAATGTTAATATTGCTAATACCTAAGTAAGTCAACGCTTCGTTCCATATCTGCGTTTTTAATTGGTAAATTTTATCTGCTACATACGGTGCGCCTGTATTCAAACTCTTCAAAGCGTTTAAATCAAGGTTTTTATCACCAAAAATAAAAGGTGAATTTCCGTCGAATTCTTTATAGAGATTTAATAATGTAAGGCGTTGTTTTTCTGTTCCTTGTACCAGTACAGGTGTTTTTTGAGCGTTGGCGTTTACATCAATAATTCTGTCTAGTAAATACAAACGCTTTGAGTACGATTTAATATCTGTAATAGAATTAGTCCTCAGATAGTTATTCCAGATTATAATGCTATCGTCTTCATTTAAATCTCTCTGATAGTTGTTATAACTTGAGTACGCTCTCCTATTTATAGGGTTTCCGTATACATCAAAATTTCCATTTGGTAGACAATCTAAACAAAGATTTCCAACAACATCATCATTAAAATATACCATAGACCCGTTCTGAAATAAGTGCAATTCTATATACCTAGGGTCAACGGTAGGTGGCAAATTCTGCCACTCAAACATAGATATTGCTAACTCTGTAAGCCTGTTGAAATACTGCATATAGGTTATATTGTTCAGTAAAGCACTTTCCTCAAATTGACCATTACCTCTTCTTTTTCTCACTTTCTCACCGCCTTATATCGTATTATCCAGTGAATAGTTACCAATTTCATTACCGTTTTTCCAGAACGTAACGCCTGCATCATAGATATTACAAATTTTTCTCATATCATCCGCCGGAACACTACCAACAATATTACATCCTATTGTCTTTACATAATTCCAGTGCGGTCTACCATTTCTGTTAGGTATTTTTACCCTACGAATAGCATAACCAAACATGGTAAAGTATTCATCAATCATCCTAGCATAGTATTTTGTGATACTACATCTTCCGCCATAAAACGACTGCAACCCAGATGCAACGTTATTATTGCCATGATTCTGATTACCTTTTGTAATATCCGCTTGAATAGATGATTGATAGCCACTTACGAGTGCGTTCGTGGCACTACTTAATAGTGAAGCACCAGCCATAGGCAGTCCGCCCATCACTGCACCTGTCCCAGTTTTTACAACAGCATTAGATATAATAGGTATAGCGTTTTGCGCCAGCCACGCTCTAAAAGCATCAGTACTCCAAGAACACATAGGGTAATTAGAAAGTGTCAATGATTCGTTAGGGAAAACACCAGTACTTCCTTTATAGTTTGCCGGTCTTAAAGTGCATTGAATAGGCATTGTAATAGGCACACGAATATTCCATTGTGGTTTTCTTTCATCAAAAAATTCGTACCTCAAAGCTAAACTGCTACCATCGTTATTTCCGATAGAAAAGAAATTGTATGGATAAGTAAACAATTTTTTGTTCTTTGGCTTATATCCGTCAATCTCCCATGACCCTACATTTACAGCTTCTGCCTCACCGCTAACAGTATAAGCATTAGCTGAGTATTTAACAGTCATACCACCATCGGGAATAGCTTCGCCAACTCCAATTACAGGACCCATATACATACCGACAATAGCCTCTGGTTTTTGATTGTAAGAGTTAATCAGTGTGTTTATACCGCTTGTATCACTAAGATTGTAAGCATACAAAGTACACCCACCATATACACCATCATATACGTTTCCAGAAGATGCTTCATCCGTGTCATTCACCAGAATGTAAACAGCTAACGGGTTTAGTACAGCTGATAAGTTTTTATAATCATTAAATACATACTCCCCCAGTTCCACATTCTCCGGCTCGATATGAAATCCAGCCACATCATTGTCAACGTGTTCCCTCTCCACAAGTGAGTACTCCATGGTATAATCAAAAAACCAAGTCTGCATAACATCCAGTTCGAACGTAATTTCTGAACACTCATTATTTACAAACTCAACGCTAGTGATAAAAGCGTAAAACCATTTTGCCCCATACGCTGTGTTCTGGAACATCATGTAATTACAGTCATACAAACTGTCAGCTTTAATGCCAACTCTTGCAATACCCTTATTAACTCTTTGGAATGTATAACTATTCAAGTTATACTTCTGTTTTCCAACAAAATAACTCTGTTGATTACTAGCACTTTCAAAGTAAATAGTGTGTGAATAAGTGGTATCTAAAGGTACATCCTTTAAAATCCTAATATTAGTTTGCGGTTGAATATACATCTAATCACCTACACAATTCCAAGAAATGTTTTTATTTTGTTTACCTCTTCTGTAGTTAATGCATCAGCATCCAGACTACCAAAATGAAACCTTTCACCGCTGAGCATAGCTACAACAGCGTGTTTTAAATCCTCTGCACTAACATCCAGTGCAACTGTCATTTTTGCTTTGTCTGTATCATCAGTAAACGCTCCGATAATAGTACTAGGGTCTTTTGCCCCTTTCCGAATATTCTCACCAACTGTAGGATAAGCGTGTCCCGTGCTATCTACGGTATCTGCTAAAAACTGTTCTGCCATATTACCTCTTTTCCGGGGTAGGCTGTTATCCCTACCCCTTGTAGCTTATTTTTTACTGAGTGTTAAAGTACCATTCACCTGTACCTCTGTAGGTGTAACTGTTGTAGTAGCTTCGTACATCTGTTCGCCGATGTTTGCTACAATTGTCATTGCCGTATCGATCTGACTGTGCGGTACAAGCATACCGCCATATTTCTGTACTGCAATACCAGCTGTAGTAAGTGCATCCGTCTGAACAAAGTTCACTTCGTTAGGTGCAAGCGTAACACCCTCTGCATCTGCATGCATTATCAGTGCGATTGCTTTTTCTGTATCGTCTTTTGCATCCCAGTGCAACGTAAGTGTTTCAGGAAGTGCAACTTTTGCTGTACTATCCACAAACGCAACAGCGTTAGCAAATGGCGAACTACTAATTGTTTTCCATGTATGATAAAAATAGTTCCAGTACAGACCAGAGGAAACGTATTTCTCTGTAAACTTATTCATGTTATCATACACCTGAAACCAGTTTTCATCTAACAGCACTGCTTTTACTTTTTTCATTAATGCCAGTTCATCCTCTGTAACCTCTTCCAGGCCGTCAGAGTTATCTCTAATAATGTCAAACCGTTCGTTGTCAAAAGTGTCCCACTTGTCGATGATAAACAATCTTCCAAGGAAGTCCGCTTTTTCCATGTTAAATGCACTTGCCAGTACATTCACATCAAATGACGCATTGAAGTTAGCATCCATAAAAATAACCTGTCTGTCTTTCGGTGTATTTGTTTTCACACCAGCACTGTTGTAATCAGAACTCACGAACGGTAACAGGTTACTAGTTCCACGGAAAGCAACTGCACTTGTTTTCAAGTCTTCATTCACAACGATTGACTGAGTCGCTACTTTCCCATGTGAAATAGCTTTAATAAGCAGATATTTGAACAACAGGAACTCGTCATACTCAGCACCAGTGTAAACAGCATCTACGATTTTTGCAATCAGATTCTGCACACCGTCCATGCTAAGAAATGCTTGATGTAAGTCCATATCCTGAATGGTTACCGGGTACATCACACGCCAGTTCATAATATGAAATGCTGACCGTACATCCGGCATGGTTCTTTTAAATTCTCTTCCACTTGCTTTCTCAGCTGAAAAGTCCACTGCTTTTGCGATGGAAACAAAAATGTCTTCCACTGTTTCACCAAATTCCAGATAACCTTTTTTGAGTATGGAATACGGGTTGTTAAATGTTGCACTCTGCATACGTACGATTGCGATACGGTTTACCAGTGCATTTAAAAATTGATTCGCAAATGCGGGTGTGCCATAGATTACTTCACCAACCCGGGGAATGTCTGTTGCGCTCTGTACTACAGGAACGTTCTGCTGATAGTCGTAGCTTGCGTTCTGCCGGATTACATTCATAATGTCAATAGTAGACGCATTCAGTGTACTATTTGCAATTCTTCTAGGCATTTATTATCACTCCTTTACTGTAAATAAATCATCAAATGTTTTCATCGGCTTATCCTCTGGTTCATCGGAATCACCGTTATTGCCATTGTTACCATCGTCTTTACTGAAAAAACGGTCTGAATATTTTTTCTTCCATGCTTTGTCGTTCTCTTCATATTTATTTTTCCAGTTTGTAGCATCACTTGTTTTTTCTTCAAAGTCTGTAAAAGTGTCTGTGATATCTTCTAAGATAGCGATATCATCGTCTGTCGGCTCTTCACCGAACCTGCCTCTAAGGCTTTCCAAGATTTCTTCCCTTGTTTTAACAGCCATACGTTACTCCTTTCACTCTACTCTTGTCCACTTTTCTGTATTAAAAAGTTCACTTAATCTCATGGAAAGAGGATGGTCTGGTGATAACATAATCTTGCCGTCTTCTGTTACAAGTACGGTGAATCCCTCTTCATGTTTATATAACCCTTTTTCAAACATTACTATTCTCCTTTCTTACCTATATCGTACCATCATCCATACAGGCATTGTCTCTTTTTTCTTTGACGGTGTACCACCGCCACCACCCCCGGCACTAAAAAACCTAAAAAGCATTACAGAATTGTTTAGCATTTCTCCCACATTCAAGTACCTGTTACCTGTAATCCATTGTGTAATACTTGAATCGTTACCATGTTCTACAATATACTGATATGCTTCTTTTGCGTATGTCACACGGGTGTCCCACGAACTATCGTGAATACCCTCCCATCCTATGTTCCAAGCGTGTGTTAAATGTGTAATGTCAGTACTGTCGGATGCGAGGAAGTCAGAAAGTGAAGAGTAGGCACTTGCTTCGCCTGTAGAGTACCATACATTTTCTTCTATGATATACTGACATTGTCCCTCACCGCTATCATCCGCATATCCGTGTGTTGATAACCATTCATGTAGCTTATAAAGTCTACCGTGTGTGTCACCACCAGTATTTGTCCACTGCCCTAAGCCATACCCATGTCTTAACTCTGTCCATGTTCCCTGTCGTAACCCCTCCCATATACCGGGATTTACATTTGATTCTTGCCTGAGATTTCCCGCAATAGCTGCGATTACATACACGGAACACCCGTATCCATTAGCACCACCTGAGCCATATCTGAATCTTCTAGGAAAAGAACGTTCATGGTCACTGATTGACACCTGATTTGCGAGAGGCACTTTACTTGTATGAGCGCCCATGAAAACGCCTTTTCCTGTTCCACCCTTATAGCACATTTCAGTATGACCAGAAGTCCATCCGATATCACCGGGAAGATACTCAGAATCACTTGAAACATCGGTAAAACCTAGTGATAACAGAACATTGATTTCTATACCCGTGGTAAACGGGTTGTGGTTTGGTGCATATTGTGGTGTTTTCCAACCGCCAGCTAACAACGCATAATTGATGAAACTGCTACAGTCATAATAGGTTATACCTCCTACGGTTTGTTGATTTCTATACGCTTGAGAATATCCAACGTTCGGTGCATTACAGGTGTTGACTGCCCATGAATACGCTTTATTAATGTCTGGCAATTTACATCACCCCCAGCACTTTCCAACATCTTTCACCAAAGCACCCGTCGTTTGCACCATTCGTGCCACACTCATAGCCATATGCCCTCATCGTTGTTTGAAAACTATTGACGGCGTACACAGTATTCGTGCCACACCCGCCGTCAATTGTCAGTGGCTTTCCGTCTTTTCCTGTATAATGTAATAAGGAAAGGACTGTCTGTAACACAATCACGTCTGTCCCGTATGAACCGTTTTTCACTGTACTGAATTTGTGCATATCATCACTCCTTGCTAACGTGGAACATATCCATTAATTTGTCTGGTAATAAATCTGGATTGATTTTTGATATATTTTCCAGAATAGATACCAGTTCAGTAGTACATGAATATAGGACAACTACTGGCAGTATCGCTACGCTTAGGTCAAACCCAACGATGTATCCGTAGGTATCAATGCCCCATGCAACAGCGTAGCACAGAATAAACCCGACTTTTTTAAATAAGCCATCCCTGAGCCTTGACGATTTAATCTCTTTATCCTTAATCGCTGAAACAATCCCTGTCAGTAAGTCTACAAGATTAAAAGCCAAGGCACAAAAAATAGGGTAAAACTGCTCCATACCTTTCTCCTTTCTTTCTTTATTTCACAAATAATTATATCATAAAACTTTACAAAAGTAAATAGTTGTGGTATAATAAATATTAATAAGGAGAACTAATATATGGAAAAATATTACGATGGAACAAAACTTTTGTCCATGTTGGACTTGAACGGTAAAAAACCAGAAATATATATGTGTACTACAAACCGCAGTGGCGGTAAGACAACCTATTTTGGTAGACTGTGTGTAAACAGGTTTCTTGATAAAGGAGAAAAGTTTGGTCTTATTTATAGATATAATTATGAACTGGACGATGTCGCAGATAAATTCTTTAAGGATTTAAAAGGGTTGTTTTTTCCTGATAAAACCATGACTGCTAAAAAGAGAGCAAAAGGTATCTTCCAAGAACTGTTTATTAATGACAAAAGTTGTGGGTATGCTATTGCACTAAACAGTTCTGATAGTATTAAAAAATATTCCCATTTATTTTCTGATATTACTAGGATGATTTTTGACGAATTCCAGAGTGAAAGCAATCACTACTGTACCGATGAGATTACTAAGTTTTTAAGTATTCATACAAGTATTGCCCGTGGTCAGGGTGAACAGGTAAGGTATGTTCCTGTTTTTATGCTGGCAAACCAAGTGAGTATTATCAATCCTTATTACGTTGCTATGGGTATATGTAACAGGCTGAATACTGATACAAAGTTTTTGCGTGGTGATGGGTATGTGTTAGAACAGGGGTTCATTGAAAGTGCTTCTGATAGTCAGAAAGAGAGTGGCTTCAATCGTGCTTTTAAGGAAAATAATTATGTTGCATATAGTAGCGAGAATGTGTATTTGAATGATAACTACAGTTTCATTGAAAAACCTACTGGAAAAAGCCGTTATATCTGCACGTTAAAATATAAAGGAAATGATTTTGGCGTAAAGGAATTTGCGGAAAGTGGTTTTGTCTATTGTGATGATAAACCAGATAGCACTTTTCCTATGAAAATAACGGTCACTACAGATGACCATTCCATAAATTATGTTATGCTAAAAAGAAATGATTTCTTTTTGAGTAACTTACGTTATCTCTTTGAACGAGGGTGTTTTAGATTTAAAGATATGAAATGCAAGGAAGCTATATTAAATGCACTAAGTTATTAAGGTATCTTCTTATGTTATCACAAGTGAGTCATTCAGGTAGCACACTTGAAAGATAGTGCTGGATGATTTGCCGTTTTCGCTGAGCGCACTTGATGTTGCATAAGTTATAGATATAGAATTGACCGGGTAACGAACTATGTTCGCCCCGGTCTTTTTTCATTCTTTGCTAATGTCAAATAAACATTTAATATAGGCATTAACGCCAAACGGTGTTATATTGTATCTGTCACACAAACTATGATATTTACATGTTTTACATTCCATTTTGTGCGCAAGACACTCACGCATTACTTTATCCAAAATCTGTTCATACATTACCGTTCTCCTGTACTTCCAAAACCACCACGGTTTGTTCCTGATAAGTGTTCTACTTCTGTTATTTTAACTAGTGGTTGATGTTCCTGTATGCGGAACTGACAGATACGTGTATTTTTAGGTATGACAATATCTTTCGTTGCATATGCCGGGAACATCCATTCGTCCTGTTCGCCACAATAGGATTCATCAATAAGTCCTACGCTGTTTGCCTGAATGATTCCGTATTTTTTAAATGTAGAACTGCGAGGAATTACTAATGCTTCGGTGTTTTCTGGTAACTGCAACGCTACGCCTAAAGGGATTAACTGAAAATCACCTTTTTTCATAAACACATAAACGCCAGTTCGTAAGTCTATCCAGTCACCATTTTTTATTGGTGCTATTCTGTCCATGCCTTCTCTCAAGTATTTAATTTTAATCTGCTTTGCTTTCATGATATTCCTCCACTTATAACAATGTTCACATTCGTTGTCAAACTTCCAAAAACAATCTTTACAATTCATAGGTTACCTCATCTCATAGGTTGTTTCTACCAGTAAAATTCCACCTCGTATACGCTTTGGTCTTAACTTACCCGGTACTTTCAAACCTACTTTAAAATCATTAAATGTTCTTATTATTCGTTTACCACTTTTGTTGAATAAGAATTCTTTTTCTTCATCACTCCATTCTTTATCTTCTATAGAAATATCTGAACTCATAGATAGTTCAAATAAATCTTTACATCTTTGTGGCATACCTGCACACTTTATATTGTTGTACGGGTGTTCAATAGGTTCTAGGTTTTCTGCTACAACGTGTTCAATATAGGTTTTCTGTCTGGTGAATATTGCTTTATCCCAACAGGATTCCAGTTTCCAACAGCAAAAGTTTTTATCGTGCACTTTGATTCCTTTTATTTTTTCAGGTGGTAAGTCACAATGAATACTGTCGGTATCTGCATAAATAAAGCCGGGTTTATCAACACCATAATAGTTTTTCTGAGCCGCTCTGATTGTAAAGTTTCTTGCATAACTTGTGATAGCAGAACCTACAGGGATATAGCCCGGCGTTTTGTTATTCTCTATAATCGGAACAAAACCTATAGAATTATCTTCTTTCACATATGCATATTTAAAAGAACTATCTGTACTACTTGCCATTTTACCATATAAATTATTTAAGAATAGTTTTGCTAATTCTCGTAAAGCACCTGTGCTTTTCTGCTTCATTTCTTTGTAAGTATCAATGTATTCATCGAAAATACCTATCATAGAATAAAACCAGCAACCGTCTAATATTTCAAAATCAACTAACTCATAATGTTCTTTTAACAGTTCGTAATCTGTCATTGTCAATACTAATTCTACCCTAGTATCACACATATTACCATCAGCATCCCTGTAAAATGGATAATATTTGTTAGTATCTTTATCGTAAATATCAGATGTTTCCAGTGCTTCTGTTCCCTTATATAAAAACGAGCCTTTTATCTGTATAAAAGGTAGCATTTTTTTCTTGAGATAAAATCTGGTTTTTATCCTTACAAAATAATATTTGTTTTCTGCTATAGCTTCTGGTGGAATGAAATTTCCACTCCAAAACTTTGGTTTGCCTACTGGGTATTTGTTCCCGCTTTCGCTATGCATCATACTGGGATATAGAGAATTTACATCGGCGGTTGTTCCACATGTGTATACTTTGTTTTCTTTTCCTTTTACAAGGTAGCACCATCCGCCACGATAACTTTTCCTTATATAATCACCAGCGGTATTATACTTGTGTTCTTCCTTTATACATATTGTGTAAATATCAGGAAACATTTCATCGTAATCGAGTAATTTCTTTGTGCTGTGCTTACAGATGTTTTTATATTCTTCTAAGCAACACGAACCTATAGTAAGTTTATTATGTCCCTCATTAAACATTATTTCAAGTGCTTCTTTTACAACTAAAACGTCATTTGCTATATACTTTTTCTCTTCGTCAGTTATAGTACATCCAGCATATCTAAAACCTGTATATTCCATTTCAAGTTTTTTATGCTTTGTCTTAAAACTGTTTCCTATTCTTTTTACACTGAAAGGCAATAATTTTAGCGAATCTCTTATCTCAATAAAATGGTTGTTATCTTTTATTATCATAGTGTACCATTGACCTTTATCAGATACGCTATATTTGAATGTTTTATTTTTCATTTCTTTTTCAGATTGCCACTCTATAGAAAACTCTGATTCACCAACTTTGTTTGTGGCTTGTTTAAACCCTTTATCTATCAGCAAATAAGACAGCCAGAAAGCACCATCAAATTTTAAATTGTGGTAGTAGGCTATAACGTTTGAATTTAAAGACAGGAAATAATTATATTGTTCCTCTATGGAGTGAAATATTTCTACCTTTTCCGTATATAGTTCTACAGAAGCCGATGCCCAAACCTCTGTATTCTCCTGTCCTTTATATACTGTTGTTTCAAAGTCACACATGAAATAACGGTATTTTTTAATCCTCAATATTATATCCTAGTTCGTTATATTCAAAGGCTTCTATTAAATCTTTCTTGTAAGCATCGGAAGCCTCTGGCAGATATTCTACTAACGAACTAGTGAACTCTTGCATCGCTGAGTTGCTGTCATATCCTGTTTTGTTTAGGATTTCATGGAATTGAAGTGGCATATGTTCCAAAGAATATGCAACGGAATCTATTCCTTGTTCGTTTATCAGTGTGTTTGTAAAAGCAATGAGCTTGTCAGATATTTCTTTAGGAAAATGCAATATCTGTGATTTAAAATTATTGATAATCACTTGAGAAATACCGTTTTCTAAAACATTATCTGTTTTGAGTTCGCTTGCTTCTCTCTCTTTACTTTGAGTAGCTACCTGTTTTAGATATTTTGGCGTTATTCCTTTTAGTTTTCTAGTGAGTTTATCTAGTTCTTTTCCTTTTACACCTTGTTTCCTTAATTGAAGTTGTGTTGGTATATATAAATCTACATATTTTGTTATTTTATGTCTCTTTATATACCATAAAATACGATTTCTGTTCTTTGTATATTGTGATGTCTTCTTTGCCATACAATACCCTCCTGTTGAAAAAAGGGAAGCTGTTACGCCTCCCCTCTCTTATTTTTAACTTTTATGCGATTGACTCTACATCAAGAATACAATTGATAAAATCTCGGTTGGATTTTGTTTTGCCAGATGTTTTGATAATTGTGAACGGTTTGCCTCCCATAATGGCTACAATATCATTAAATGAACGTTTTACCGTTGCGCTCTGAGCGCTATATACTTTGTTATCTGGCGTGAGAATTGATAAGATTTCTACTGCTTCACCTGTATTTTCTTTCACATCCTCAAAAATCATGTATTTCTTTACTGGAATCTTTTCACCGTCTGGTAAATTTTTCATAGATTCAATTGCTGGTGAAACGGTCATAAGATATTTCTCAATCTCATTATATTCCTGATTTGAAATAATATTAATCATAGTTTTTTCTCCTCTTTTTTATTATTCTGTTTCTTTTTCTGGTTTAGCTGTTCTTTCTGGCATTACTGTAGCGTGTTTGATAAACTCCTGTTCGGTCATTCCATACAGAGTTTCAATCTCTGTTTTGTCTACGATGTGAACCGCTTTGATTGTTTCAGTTTCTATAATTGATTTTACTGTTTTCAGTAAAGCTTCATTATCTTTGTAGGTGCGTGGTACTGTTACATCCTTGTTAAAAGGTTCTCCCGCTTCTACATCCACACACATTACAATTGCTTTTGTTGTTGTGATAGTCCTTGTAACCATTGGTACTCTTGCCATACTTCTTACTTCCTTTCTTTTATAGTTTTTGTTTATTGTAACTAGCACTTTTAGTGCTAAAGGGTGATGTGGGAGTCGAACCCACATTTTTCAGTGCCAAACCCGTTTACTTTCTGAATGCCTTTCCCAGCTAGACGAACCACCCTGGAGGTGGGGTGGCCGTATTTAAAAGCCACCCTTTTTTGTATTGAGCAAATATGTTCTTCTGACATTATTAATTATATCAGAAAGACGAATTTTTGTCAAGCGCATTTGCAAAAATTATTTAAGAAAATACTTGTTTAAAATATCTTCCTTGTATTGCATTATGACTATTCGTACTATAATTGTTACCATTTTTTGCTCAGATACTTTAGCTCGTAAAACGGGTATTTTAGTACACCAAATATCATATGCAGAGTTTTCAACGCTTACATATATACCGTTTTTATCATATGAAACGTACACTTTACCTTTTACTTCCGTTGCTAGTTGCTTTTTTAATTTACATACTAAGCTGTTTATAACCATATACCATTTTACCTCTTTTCTAATACTTTCGTTAAATTTTTAACAATGTTCTAATTCTGGAAAAGGGTGAATCAATCACCCTGTACTTTCCTTGGTGGTAAGACGGTTGCATAGCGGATAAAATCCTCTTCTGTCATTCCCAGTAGAATCTCTTCTACTTTTGATGATTCAATGACAACCACTTTGAACTCGTCTGTTTCGAATAGTTTCTTGCATTTCTTCAGCAAATCTGAGTCTGTATACGTTCCGCCTATTGTGTACTCGTTGATAGTTACCTCTGCCGTTGTTATGTTTAAACACATAACATTTGCTGTTGTCTGAGTTACTGTTCTTGTGACCATTCTTTCTCTCATAATCTTTTTTCTCCTTTTTATTGTTTTTACTAAGCTGTTGCCGGAAAGATGCCTCCCAGCGTTGAAACTGGGATAGCGCCTATCGCTACACCTATAATGTAGCTCCCTTTATCAAGTAATCATTTTTCGCAGTGCTATAGCGAACGCCGTCTTTTGAATCCCACGCACAGGTGAAACTAAAAGTATTATGTGAACAAATACGGAACGTTGCCGGTGTGCCCTCTTCCATTGCTTCACGAAAACAAGCATCGTAGGCTAGTATTTTTCTATAACCAGCGTTAGCGTAAACATCTGACAAAGCAAAACCCTCATTTCGCCTTGCTAGTGCTAACAACTCTTGACCTCTTTTTGTGTACTGATTAATTTCTTTCATTTTTCTATCTCCTTTTTGTTGTGTAGTTGTGTACTTGTTACGAATACCACTGGCGGAATCGAACCACCAGTAAAGCCTTTCTTTGTGGTAAGTTTATGCTTATTCTATTAATTTTAATGTAGCTTTTAAATTTTTTCATATTATTTTTCCTCACTTTCAAACAAATTTTTAAAATTTAAAGTTTCAAACAAACCACGCCATGCGTCAGAAATTTGTTCTCTTTCCTCATAGTCTATTGTTACCTCAGGGTCATTTAATTTATCCCACAATAAATACTCTACATTTTTAAGTAGTTCCTTTTCAACAGATGTGAATTTTAATTCTTTACGTTTCATA